TAAACTATCATTTAATATTCTTACAGATCCAATACCTGTTCCGTCAAGACTAACTTCTGTTTTTGAATTAGGTCTTATTGGGAAAAATAAATCAGGTGCAGTGCTGTAATTTTTTCCAGCTGTTTCAACGCCAACATTTGAAATTGCAAAGTTATTTTGAACTGTTACAGTCACAGGTATGTCAGCTCTAGGAGTTAATGATTTATCAGTAGGATAATCATATCCAATTTTAACTACTTCTTTATATCCAGCACGACCAATAAAATCATCAAACATACGAATATCAGCATCTCTTCCAGATTTTGTTCTTATAGTATTAATGCCAGGATTTTTAATATAATCTACGCCAGGAAAATCAATAAAGATTTCATTAATACCACCACTTGCATTAAGTGATGATGTTAGATATCTAAATGTTGTTACTCCTGATGTTACATATGAGTTTACTTCTGGTGCAAATCCAACTTGATATGTAAATGATGATACTCCTGTCGTAGTAATTCCATAGTTACCAGCATATACACTTGAATCAACTGTTATTTTTGATCCATTTATAACTTCATTATCTGGTTCAGAATCTCTTTTTGTAACATCAATTGTATCAAGATTTGTAGGAACTAATTTATACCATAAAGGTAATTCAATGTTATCAGTTAATTTTACTTTAACTGTAGCTCCACTCGATCCAGATATTCCTGATCTTACTATTTCTGTGGATATACCAACACCATCAAATTTATTTGTAAATTTTTCATCTCTATAGAACTCAAGATTAAAATCTGTAAGAGAAGTATCAGATACAGCGAAACCAACTGTTTCACCTCTTAGTCCTTGAATTGATGGATTAATTCTTGCAAATCTATGCACTCCTGATCCAACGTTAGTTATATTAATAAATGCATTTGGAATGCTTATAGAATCCTTACGATTATCAAATAATCTAAATGTATTAACAGTTAATCTTTTAACATAGTATTCTCCTCTATCTGAAAGTGGAGTTATTGGAGTGGCTGCAGAATATAGTATCTTATCACCATCTTTGTATCCATGATTAACTAATGTGATTATAGAATTAGTTGTTGATACAGCACTACTATTAACATATTTTGGATCTACAATTGTTTTTCTTGCAATCGTATCATATTCAATTGTTTTATTAATTAAAGTATTAGGTGCAACATCTACAGTAATTTCATCTTTATTTCTTAGTTGATGAGGTTCTGATGTTTGTACAACAACGTCATATTTATCAAGAGTTCCTATATGTTCTTCATTTGTTGTTTCAAATGTATGATCCTCTTTATTTCCATTAACAATAGTTACTATGTAAAGTGATGTTGATGTGCTGCCGATACCAGCTCTTGTTGTTGTTATACCTAATAAATCATTACTTTTTTTAACAGCAAAAACAAATTGTCCATCAGTTAGTGCAAAGGAGTTACCTAATCCAACATTATTAGAAACGATTAGTGGAGTACCTTTACCACTTTCATATTTTAATCTTTGACCTGTTAACAGTCCATGATTAGGAATTGATATGGCATTATCACCATTACTGCCTGGCTGACCATTATGTGGAGGAGTATCGTGATCTGCAAGTATTGTGTTATTTCTAGATTTAACTCTTACTACTTGTACATTTCCTGTTCCTACAGGATTTGGAACTGTAACAAACCCTGTTCCAATACCGATGCTGTCTTGAGGATTAAATGCAACAAATTTATTTCGTATGATATTTAAATTAGTATTAATACCAACTGGGAAAGTAAATCTTCTTTGATCTATAACAACTTTTTGACCAGCTTCATGAAATGTTGTAATGCCAGTTTGTCTTAAAATTCTATATCTGTTTAAAGTTGTATCAATTGTTAAAACTTTAACTCTCTCCTCATTATTTCCAATGATTAAAAAATCACCAACTGCAACATCATCTTCTTTACTTTTACCTCCTATCACATCGGTTAATTTTATAAATGTTGTATCACCTGTTAACTGTATGCTACTTATTCCAACTGATAAGAAAGAAGTTATAGATGCAACACCAATAGTTCTTGCACCTTCAAGAAATCTCATTTCTCCAGTTCCAATTCCAGAAATATTAACTAAATCATTATTTTGTAATCCATGAGATGTAGATGCAATACCAACACCTAGCCCATTTTTATAATCAAATGCAATATTATCTACTGTAGTTTGATTGTATGAAATTTGATTAATACCTTTTCCTATTAGTGTTCTAACTTTTGCACTTGCGCCTCTACCACCACTTTCACTATTATTAAATATAATTCTATCTTTTACTTTATAATCTATGCCTGGCGATAAAACTTGAACAGATCCAATACCACTTGTGGATATTGTCTTTACAAGAAGTTCAGTATCATCAATACTGTTAGACACAAGATAGTCATAATCAGATCCTACAAATCCAAGTTTGTATGGTAAAGTATTTCTTAATACATTACCACTATTCAAGATAGGCATATCTTGTAGAGTTAATGGTTGTCCATTCATCTCTACTTTTTTAAATTTAAATCCGTTTAACACATAAGGGAAAGACGGCTCTCTAGATCCTATGAAAGGTGATACAGATCCATCAGCATCTTGAATAGTACAGAAATAAGCATAAACACCATCTGGATACTCTGGAGTCTTACAGAATCTGCCATTATACTTATCAAGATCACCATCTGCAGTGTAATCGTAATCCTCTATGAACGATCCTAAAGCAAAATCCGATACAGATGATCTATTTGGTTTTAAATTAACTGTATAACTTGAAACTATTCTACGTATTACACCACCAGTTGCAGTATCATGACCGTATGGGCCATAAATTGGAGCTCCATCATAAGCCCATCCAACAATTGGTGAATGAACTAAATTAGTTTTTTCTTTTAATTGACCATTAATATCAACAAATATATTATCATCTAGTATTAATCTAAGTTTTCTTGGAAGATATGTAGATGCAAATTTAGCTTCATATTCTGGGTTTTGACTAGGAACAATGATACCATCATCATCTTGATTAATATGTTGTTGATATCTCTTTAACGTAGTGGTTTTCCATTGTGTTAGGTCTGCTCTAAAGACAGCGCCAGAACCTTGTTGTTTGACCTTTACAGTGGTTGCTGGTTGTTCTGTGTAATCTTTACCACCATCAAGTATATTTACACTTGATAATGATCCATCAACAGCTACATTAGATAAAAGTTTTGCATATTTACCTTGACCTTGTACAATTAATTCTGGAGGAGAAACATATCCCTTACCCTTTATTTTAACAAATGCACCAGTTATTTCACCATTAGATACACCAACTGTTATCAATGCGTCTTGACCATTTGAAACAGTAACTAAAGGTCTTCTATGAGCATTAAGAGTATCACTTGATCCATAACCTACACCATCATTAGTTAAATATACATTAGTTATAGATCCAAGACAACGTGGTCTAATTACAGGAGCTGATACTGAAGTAACAGCTAATCCAGATCGAGTTTGTAAACTTACAGATATATCTGGATATTTAAAAGTATGAGTTCCTACTCCTACAGAATTTAAATCAACATATCTTCCTTTAAAGAAATTAGCTGATGTCGTAGTTGTTCCAATTCCAGCACTACATACACGGAATCTATTTTCGTCTAAAACAATTACCTGATAATTTTGAGTTGTGGATAATCCACTTATAGGTGTATCTGTATTACGATACTCTACAGTTTCTCCTGATTTAAATCCATGACTTCTAAAGTAAACATAATTATTAGCTGTGTTTATTCCTGTATTAACAGCATCCCTTGCAAAATATGAAGAAGATGGATATGTATTAGAATTTACTAAT